GTATATAATACCAAATCGGAGACAGAATGTCAAATTTTTTTCAATCTTTTTTACCGACTTGCCAGTAATGTTTCAAAAAAGAATCAAACTGACTCTGAAGTGATTTTATTCTTATCTCATTGAAGTCAATCGGGTCACTCTTTGGAAGTGTCGATTGAAAGAAGATCCAACCAGCTGCAATGAGAAACATACCGATTAGAAGTTGTGTGTAGGGTTGGACCATCCATATGCCCAGGATGAGACAAATAGTGGACATCACCCATTTGAAGGTATTACTCAACGATTCCATGTTTTTCCTTTCTATTCATCTTTGATAGGTTTTGCTTTGGTTACACCATCGCTTGTTTTTGGTGGGGATGGTTTTGATTCTGGTTTCTTTGTACCATAACCATCTTTGTACCATCCACCACCTTTTAATTCAAAACTTGACAAACTGATTATCCTCCTTGCTACATTATTACAAATAGGACATTCAATTTCATCAACGTCATGTCTTTGAATCTGTTCTTCAATATTTGTGCATACTTCACACTTGTATTCATAAATTGGCATTTCTTGAATTCCTGCGAAATACGTTATAACATCTGCGACAACAAAAATCCTTATTGCGTTTGCGATAGGGACTCCAACAATTCAAACACTCTTTCATCTTAGACATGAGGCTCCGTGTGTCCGTGAGATTGTTCTGGTTTCACGTTGTCAGTATGACATTTGTTATGTTGAATATTTTTCTTAGGCCAGATCGCCGCATAGGCCATCGTAGTCAGAGTAATGACTGCTACAATGACCATGGCGATAAACATCATCATGAATATCATTTTTTAGGTCCGTATAAAGATTTGGTTACACCAATAATAAAAATAGCGGACACTACAACTCCGCAACCGAAAATGATTGCGGAGTTAGGGTCATTAAAAAAATCAATCAGTCCCATTTTCTTCACGCCCCGTTTCAATTACTCTGAATGCACCCAGAATAGAGGGAACCCAAAGTCCTACGTAGATACCATAAAGTTTAGCATCTGGACTATCCATAAAGAAGAACAAGTAAATTGACAACGCAAGAGAGAGAACTGTTGCGAATAAAACATATTGATGAGATTTTTTCATCTTTCCTTTCATTATTAAAAAACGTCTGCCCATTGTTTATCAAGAACAAGGTCAAACTGTTTTTGTTTCTCATATTTAGAAATCAAGAATTCCAGCTCCTCATTACAACCAAGTAAGTAGTCGATTCTTTTTTCAAGTTTAACTATTTTTTGTTTGTCCTGTTTGTGCTGAATTCTTGCTTTCATAACGAGTTTAATAGATTTTCTGGTTTAGTGATTTCGTAAGGGTCATCATCAAGTCCCATCTGATTAATGCCATCCTCACGCCATAGTTTTTCTACTTCCATGTCATTGATTACCATAGCATATCTCCAACTACGATAACCAAAGTTTTGTGCTGGTTTCCAAACCAACATATTCATGTCTCTGGTGAATTCTCCACTACCATCGGGAATCATCTTGACATTTTCTATTTCATGTTTTTCTGCCCATGCATTCATCACAAATGAATCGTTGACAGAAAGACAGTAAACTTCATCTAAACCCTTTGACTTGAAATCGTCATACAATGCTTCCAGCCCTGGAAGTTGCATCTCGCTTCATATGGGTGTAAATGCTCCTGGCAGAGATACAACCAATGACCTCTTACCAGCAAAATACTGATGGGCAGTATGAATTTTCCAATCATTATTGACTCTAACTTTCCAGTTAGTATTAGGCACTTTCATCTTCTGCTTCCTCCTTATCAAGAAAGTGTTGTAACATACCCTTGTAATCTCCAACAAACTCGCCTTTGATAACGATTTGTGGAACTGATGTTGATTTAGTTTCCTTCATCAACGAACCAAAGAACATCTTGTCAGCATTGATAACCGAATACTTCAGTCCCTTCTCATCAAGATATTCTTTTGCTTTGTCACACCATTGACAATCTGGAATAGATTGGTGACGGATGATGACATTTCCTTTTAAATCTATATTCATATTTTCCTTTCACTGGTGGAGAGAGCTGGAATCGAACCAGCACAGCATATGCGGCGGATTTACAGTCCGTTGAGCTCACCCATGCTCAGCCTCTCCATAATTGGTCGGCGCAGCAGGATTTGAACTTGCGACCTCTTGCTCCCAAAGCAAGCGTTCTACCAAACTGAACTATGCGCCGAGTAATACTTGTAAAACTGTTCCAACGATGAACATGAGAAAAAACATACCGATTCCCATCCACATCACTTTGGACCAACTAAAATCTTCTCCTAGATAATTGTCTTTCATTATGTTACTTCGTATAAAGTGTAAGCCCAAGTCAATTCCTCTCCCTCTTCAATATCTCTCTTTGATACAATCCAAACAGTATTGTCATCTGTCATTTCTAACTTATAACAATTAGGACTAAAGGAATGATTCCCAAAAGCACCAAGTGGAGTTCTAAAATACCCATGCAGTTCCTTTTCATTCGGGATGTGAATCATACCAATCAAAGTTCCTGCTTTGATTTCTTTTGTCGCAATCAACCCCAAACCTTCTATTTCAGATTCTCCGATTGTGACTCCATCTGGCAGAGGTCTGTACATTATAAACTCAAACCTGTGATAGATGCAAGATAATTCTTCTCAATCTCACCTTTTGCTTCTGTCTCAACCACAATATGAGATAATGACAGTTGAATGAAGTCACCCTTTGCGGCCATCATCCAAGGAACCATTGCAAAACCCATTTGTCCTGCCGCTTGACCCGGCACAGGCGCTAATGTCATTGGTTTTTCTAGCATCATGTAATCTCTCTGTTGCTCAACTCTTGCAATAATTTCTTCACCAGTTGTCAATTTCAAAACTTTTACTTCACTCATTTTTTCCTTTTGTAGAATCCGACTCTTTTGTAGTCAGGTTGTTCAATATAAGTAAAACCATTAGGAGCATTTATCTCTTCTCCTTTCCAAACAGGAATAATCTCATCATATTCGCCCATGTCTTCATTTGCACGAAAATGAACTTCAATGAGATTTCCATCAATAAACTCACAATTGATAACTGGATATTCGCCAAATAGGTTGTAAAGAACTTTTGGATACTTGACATACTCATCAATCCGAATCCATCTTTCAAACTTCCAAAGTGGGTCATCCTCATTACGAAAACCTTCAGTTGTCAAACCTTGAGAAATTGTTCTTGTTTTGAGGTCAGTGACATAATCAACACTGAGATGCCGACCTTGAAAAATCTCACACCAAAAAGTCCCAGGCGGTAAATAATCTGTATCTGTTTCTTTTTCAATGTAATCTATGTATGCACCCTTGCTCATTCCAACTGCATTGACACAAGGACGAATTATGTAATTTTTTGATTCGGGAGCCCAACCACCTGTTGGACCACATTGGTATCCAAGTTTTTTTGCAAGTATAAGTTTGTCAAAAATCCAAAGGTCTTCTCTATGTGCTGTGTCCCACACTTCATCGTCATCTATCATTTTGATGACGCTCCAAAATCTTGATGTATTCTTTTATAGAATGATCTCTTGCATCAATTTTTGTCACATCACCAATCGGATGATCTTCATCCCAATCTAAAGTTTCAGCGTTTATTCTCATACCCCAATGCACGTAAGGAAATGGTGGTAAAAAAGGCACAGGGTCATTTTCTAAATAAACTCTGAAATGTCCATCCATCCACAACTGTTCTGTCATTACGGAAGGAGAACCAAAAGTATAAATCTGAACTTCGTAAGCATCATCCTCTAACCACAAACCAATAATTTGTGCAACCGCTCCACCAAGTGAATGGCCTGTGAGAATGACTGTTTCTTCAAGTGCATGATTTTCAATAAGGTCATTCCGTATTTTTTCTGCCGCAGTTCTAAAACCTCTGTGAAGATTTGCACCAAGTTTCTTATCTTTAAATGGTCTAGCATCAAGGTCTGTTAGAACGTTTCGTCCATTATTCGTTCCACGAATGATGACGATTGTAACACCTCTATCCTGAATGACATCGTAAGAAAACTCATTGTCAGCAATCTCTTTTCCATCATCGTAAATTCTTTCACAATA